CAAGGTGTATCAGTTTACTGATGGGCGCATAGCCTATACCACCAGCACCGGAGTAACTGTTATCTAACGTACCTATGCGTTACATAGGGGTATCAGGAGTTATTGCATGTCCGAAGAAATACAAACCGAAGCAGCGGAATCTGTGCCCGAATTGGTGTCAACGGTTGACCCAATCGTAGAGAATATACCGGAGCCTGAAAAGACGTTTACACAAGCCGAGCTAGACTCGATTGTCACTAAGCGGCTGGCTAAAGAATCAAGGAAGATGTCGCGCCAAGCTGAGTTAGAAGTGGAAAATCGATACCTCAGAGAGCAGGCAAGCAAACGAGAAGTAAAAGAGCCAAGCAGCCCCACACAAGATCAGTATTCAACTTACGAAGAGTACCTGGAAGCGAAGGCGGAATACATTGCTGACAAGAGAGTAGAGCAAAAACTAGCGGAGCGCGAAACCAAGGACGCGCAAAGTAAAGCCGATGTTGAGCGCAGTAAAGTAGTGCAAACATGGCAACAAAAGGTTGACGCTGCTGTTAGCAAGTATAGTGATTATAACGAAGTGTTAGAAGGTGTCGAACATATCGAGATTCCCCCTGTATTGCAAAGCGCAATCATGGAATCCGATGTTGGATCAGACCTAGCCTATCACTTGGGAAAGAATCCGGCTGAACTTGAACGAATCGTTGCTCTGAAACCTTACGCGGCATTAATGGAGTTAGGAAAGATAGCGGCTAAGTTAGCCACTGCTCCCGCTCCTGTAGCAAAGCAAGTATCCAAAGCCCCGGCACCTATCAAGCCAGTGGGAGGGAGCGCAGCAATTGACAACGCTCTTGCACCTACTGACGACATGGCAACGTTTATTCGTAAACGAAACCTTGAATTAGGCCGGACTAAATAACAGGTTCACTCGGAGTTTTATAAATGGCTAACACGCTATTAACAATTGACATGATTACCAAAGAGGCGCTTCGTCTTGCACACGAAAAAGCTTCTTTCCTCGGCACCATTAACCGCCAGTTCGATGACTCTTTCGGTCAAGACGGCGGCAAGATTGGCGACACCCTCCGCATCAAACTGCCTTCGCAGTACACTCGTCGGCAAGGTTCACGCGTCATGGACGTGCAACAAGCCGTTGAAACCAACACGACCGTTACCACTGCAACTCAGGACGGGGTGGACATGCGCTTCAACAGCCGTGAGTTGTCCCTCGACCTGAACAACTTCAGCAAACAGCATCTTGAGCCCGCAATGGCTACCCTGGTGTCTGGCATTGAGTCTGACGTGTTGCAAGGTTGTACCAAGAAAGTATTCAGCGTAGCTGGGACTGCTGGCACACCTCCGACCGATCTAGCTGCTGTTGGTGAAGCTCGCGCCAAGATGAACAAGTTCCTCGCCCCTAAAGACGGAAACCGTTTCATTCAAATGGAATCCATCACCATGGGCGGCTTGGTCAACGGCGTGAAGAATCTGTATCAAGATTCCGCTCAGATCAAAGAAGCGTTTCGTGAAGGTTTCATTGCTCGTACAGCGATGGCTGATTACTACGAAAATGAGCGCGTATGGTCTTTGACCAACAGTTCTGACGTAACCGGCACAACCGATAACCCCGCTCTCGTAACCGATGGTGGAAACTCTGTTGATATGCACACGACCGTTGCGGCTCCTGCTGTTGGTTCGGTGTTCACGATTGCTGGCGTTTACGCTTGCCATCCTGAAACCAAAGCGGCTTTCAGCTTCTTGCAGCAATTCGTTGTCTTGACTACCGCCGCTGGCGTTCCGACCATTTCGCCTAGCACCTATCTGACAGGCGCACGTAAGAATGTAAGCAAGTCTGACGGCACGAATCTGGCTACTACCGATTTCGACAATAAGACACTTACCTTTGTCGGCGCGGCTTCTACCAGCTACGTTCAAAACCTGATGTACCACAAAGACTTTGCAACGTTCGTAACCGCTCCCCTGCCTATCATGGCTGGTGCTGCAAAATGCGTTACCCAAACCTATGACGGCTTGAGCATTCGCGTTTGGCAAGATGGCGATATCCGTAATGATGAGCTGCTTACTCGGATTGACATTTTGTATGGCTACGCTGTTCTTCGTCCTCAGTGGGCTTGCCGTATCACCAACTAATGAAACTGGCCGTTGCGGGATTTCCCGTAGCGGTCTTTAATCAAACACTTAGGAGTAACAAATGACTCAACCTACGGAATACGAACAAGTAACTTACAACTCTGTTGAAGGCGCGCAAATCTGCGTCACAGCAGCGGATAAGGTTGGCTTCTACGGCATTGCACCTATTGCCCAACGTGCCTATAGCTCGGCTGTTCATGCATCAAGCGCACAAGCTGTTAGTGCGTCTTTCGGTGCTACGCAACTGGCAACCTTGCAAGAAATACAAAAAACGTTTGTAGCCCTCGGTATTTGGGCAACTGTATAACTTATAGCCCCTTCGGGGGCTTATCCCTACATGAAAGTAATCTTTTGTATACCAACGTTACGCAAGCCCTATCAAGTATGTCTAGATAGCCTAGCCGCGTCAGTCCATCTTATTGAAGCCGCAGGATGGGATCATGGTTTAGTTTCAGAAGTCGGCTCACCATACATATCAAACGCCAGAGCAACGATGTTAAAGAAGGCTCTGGATAGCAAAGCAGACTCAATTGTTTTTATAGATCACGACCTTAGCTGGCAACCCGAAGATTTACTTAAATTGGTTCAGGCTGACGGTGATTTTGTTGTAGGCACATATCGGTTCAAGAGAGAGCCGGAGCAGTACATGGGGCAACTTCTCACAGAGGCAAACGGTAAGCCGGTTATCAGAGGTGACGGAGCATTAAAGACATTTTGCGCCCCAGCGGGATTCATGAAGATTACCCGCCACATGGTTAATAGGTTTCTTGAGGTATACCCTGAATTAGCGTATGGCGACAGATATAGCCCTCACGTTGACTTGTTCAATCACGGCGCATATGAGCATGTCTGGTACGGAGAGGACTATAGCGCATGCAGGAGATGGCTGGCTACTGGTGGCGATATCTGGACTATCCCGGACTTGAACATTAACCACCATACAGCAGACACAGAATACAAAGGCAACCTTCATCAATTCTTGATGAGGCAACCTGGGGGCAGCGAAGCCCCGTAACGAGCAATCAGGCGAAGCGGCAACAGTAGGGGCAATGATGGGTAACAGCCATTAACCACCGAAGCCGCAGCCTGACCACTAGGATAAAAATGGAAATACGCATATCACACCCAAAGCATGGCTTCCACGTTGTATACAGTGAAGCAGAAGTAACTAAGCACGCTGAGAATGGATGGGTTAAACATGTTGTAGAAGAGTTGTCACTTGTTGATAAGTATAAAGCCAAGTTCGGGAAAGCTCCGCACCACATGATGAAGCCGGAAACCATCCAGAAGGCACTAGATGACAACAGCAAATAGTCTCGTATCTCGTGCACTACGCCTCATCGGAGTTCTAGGACAAGGGCGCAGGACGCTAACCGCTAACGAATTGTCAGACGGTATTGAGTCTCTTAACTCCATGATGGATTCGTTCTCTATTGATAATCTGATGATATATCAGATACTTGAGGAAAACTTCCCTTTAGTCGTCGGCACAGCAAGCTACACAATTGGCACAGGCGGCACGTTCAATACTACACGCCCCGTAAAGATAACTAACGCATTCATCCGCGATACAAGCAGCAATGATTATCCGGTTCAGATCATAGACAATTTAGCTTATGACTCGATACCGCTTAAGACAGTCACTAGCCGCTCACAGTACCTTTATTACGACGCGTCCTACCCATTGGCCTACATTCGGCTGATGTACGTTCCAGCATACGCTGAGACGCTCTACATCAACTCATGGAAGCAGTTACAACAGTTCGCCGATGGAACGACAGTGTTATCCCTTCCCCCCGGTTACGAGCGAATGATTGCTTATAACCTAGCCATAGAGCTACATGGGGAATACGGCGGCTCAATGCTGAATCCAGAGGTTGTCGCAATAGCTAAAGAAGCTAAAGCGGCACTCAAGCGGCTCAACGCAACCTTGCCAATAGCTGATGTTTCGGAAGTCGGAATGAAGCGCAGCAGATTAGGACGCAGCAACATCTATACAGGATAACTATGCGCGATCAGTTTATGGGAGTAGGGTTATTTGCCAAGAGTCCTAATGTAACCGCGCAAACCCGCGTGAATCTATACCTTGAGTTCACCCCTGTAGGCGATAAGACGAGAGTAGAGGCTTACGGCACACCAGGGTTAGAGTTATTCGTAGACTTTGGTGATACCCCTGCTAGGGCGCATTACCCGCTAGGAGTGCTTAATTACGTTGTCCATCGCGGTACGTTTTGGGAAATAAACAACGCTGGAGTAAAGACGAATAGAGGTTCGTTACTCACTACGTCAGGACGTTGCTCTATCTCGGATAACGGCTTGCAAATAATGATCGTTGACGGCACGTATGGGTATATTTACACCATTGCCACCACGACACTAGTTCAGATTACTGATGGAGACTTTCCGGCAAACCCTACTACAGTAACGTTTGAGGGTAGCTATTTTATCATCACCACGGCGAACACTGGCCGCGTCAACAAGTCTGCATCGTATGACGGTTTAACGTGGGATGCTCTGGACTTTGTTACAGCAGAATCGAATCCTGACAACCTTATCAGAGTCGAGCAGGATCACGGCGACGTTGTTTTGTTCGGTGATTTGACTATTGAGTTTTGGGGGAATACCGGAGCATTAGACTTTCCTTATACCCGTATAGCAGGGGCAAATGTCGAATGGGGTTTGGCTGCAAAGTGGAGTGTCACCAAGTTCGATAACTCATTGATGTTCTTAGGAAAGAACAGGATGGTGGAAGTTCAGGTTGTAAGGCTTAACGGGTATCAGCCGCAACGTGTCTCGACTCATGATATTGAAAACATCATGAACTCAGCCAGCAACGCAGACGCTACCGCATTAAGCTACTTGGTAGACGGGCATCCGATGTATCAGATTAACTTTCCTTCCCTCTTACGTTCGTTCCTTTATGACGGCGTAACGTCAAGCTGGAGCGAGTTAAAGAGTTCAGGTTCGCGGCATAGGGCTGAGATTGGTTCTAACTACCTGTCAGGCAAGTACGTTTCAGACTACGCTAACGGCAAGATATATAAGTTTCGTACTGACGTATACACGGATAACGGCGCAATGATCGTTAGGGAGTTAACCGGCAGACATTACGAACACGGTATGGATTGGTTCACTGTTAACCAGTTCATTCTCGACATGGAAACGGGTATGGGTCTAGCATCAGGACAAGGCTCTGATCCTCAAGTAATGTTGCAATATTCAACCGATAACGGGCATACATGGAGCGAGGAACTTTGGACTTCAGCCGGAAAGATTGGGGAATACCACAAAAGAGCGGAATGGTGGCGATTGGGCAGAGGAAGAGACTTCCTTTTTCGCGTTCGTGTCTCAGACCCTATTAAATTAGTAATAACGGGAGTGGGTTTAAAGTGACCATAAAGCTAACGCAGCCTCCGATTAAAACAAAGGTGGATACTGATTTGGGAGTTGATCTTACGTGGGTTAACTGGTTTAACCAGATTTATACCGTTGTTCAGTCTGACGCTCAGTCAGGCCCAACAGCAGATAGACCGGCTAGGAAGTTTGTAGGACAGCAATATTTCGACACTTCTCTTGGTGCTAACGGTAAGCCGATATTCGTTAATAAGGCTGGCACTGGATGGGTATTGGCAGAC